TTTGTTCACTCATCGCTTGGGTTCTCCTTGTTTCTGTTTCGAGACTTATAAAGAAGCTCGTCTTCTTTCGCCTCTTTGACCATCATTGTATAAGCTTCAGGCATTATTCTTGTTAGATCGGCTAGCATTTTCAATCCTACAGATCTTCGACCTTCGTTAAAGTTTGTCCGATTGTTTCCACGTTCGTCCATACTTTGTTTAAAAACTCCAGTCTTGCTAAGCCACTTCCAATACAGCCTTCTACCAATTCTCTCTCCAAGCAACCATTTCAAATCTTCGTTTTGTTTTGCCTGCCGTATCTTCTCAGCCCTGCGACCTTGCTTGACTTGTCTATTATCGGCGGCATTTCTAACTAATCCTTCGCTCATCTATTAATCCGGTGTTACATCAGACCAGGGAAGTAAGAGTGAACTCACACCAATTGCAACCCACTGATCAACTGAAACAGCAACAATTGTTACGTTGGCTCCAAGTGCAGTCGTTCTTGCAATGTGATCTACAGTCGCAGTCAACTGAAATAACTGATCACCAGATGCAGGATGAAGATCGAGAGTGCTGCTGTCATTTCCATTTAGAAAAGTATAGCGGCATCCGAATACACTTCCAGAATCCGGCAGAGTAATTGAAACATCAGCAAGTCCAATTTGCAGAGATCCGCAGTCATCTTTGGTAAGAGTAGAATCGGCAGTTACACTAACGACCTTTAGCTCTACCATTTGCAAAGCACCACTCACCTTGTCACAGTCAGTGTTCAGACCACACTTAATCTCTGAAAACGAACCAATTGAAAGATCCGTCTGGTCTACACCTCTAAAAGCATTGGCATTAAAAGAAAATGCCAGCGCAATAAGTAAAATCAGTTTTTCCATTTTATTCTCCTATTGTCCTAAAATTTTGGTTAACGCATTATCGCCAGACATATCGGCCTGAGATAAGTCTTTTGCAGCTCCAGCACCAGATTGAATTGCCTCCATCTGCTCTTTTGCCTGCTGCTGCCTTGCTCTTTCAGCTCGTATCTGTTCAGCTTCTTCATCTGTTCTAATAACCCCAGGTGGGATATTGAGGATATCAGAATAATCATCCAAGTAATTATCAGCATTAAACTTGTCCAATACGTCTGGAGCAAGCGCTTGTACTGATGCAAGTGCAGTAATAAATCTTTCGCGTCCTGCAAGACCAACCAATTTCTGCGCTTGGTGCATCATTGAAATATATTCTACCTTTAGCTGAAGACCTTGGAGTTCCTTCGGTGGGTCAGGAATCATACCCTGCTTCAGTAAGATTTGAAATGTTATTTCAATTAATGGGTCAAGCACATCTTGATTGAGCTGCTCAAGAACCGGCCCCAACGCCAGGAGTTTTTCTTCTTTTCGCTCGTCGATCTCCCTTGCGGTGATTTCGCGCCGATCACTTTGAGCCAGCATCAAAAACAAATCTTCATAAAAAGTTCTGGAAATCTTTTTTTGTACTTCTGCAATCTCATTAGATATCGCACCAATATCAGGATTGATCTGATATATAGGCTTGAATCCGTCACCGCCAGTTGTCTCATCATCTATGTAAGTGATGTTCCCAGGGATGATTGAAGCTGAAGACTCCTTAAGAGCCGTGCTACCTTTCATTGGAGGGCGAATCACATACTCAATAGCTTGCGATCTGCGCTTCCTTAAAAGGTGTGCTTCTTTCACATCCCCCAGGGCGGTGATCCCAGGGCAGTCTGTTCCATACGCGTCTTCCCCAACTACTTCCCAACGAGGGGCAAGTATTGGAAAATAATCGTACCCAGACTCTTTCAGGAAATTCCCATCAAGATTCTGCCTTTGTTTCTGGCTTGTGCCACCATGGCCAACTTCATAATAATCAGAACTAAATTTTTTGAATTTCCCTATATGGGATCTCTTTGGGTCATAGTTCGGGTTCGGCCTCACACAATGACGGATAACTACAGGTGAAAGTAGTCGTCCTTCTTTATACGCCTCTCGGACATCAACAGAAAAATTACTCCAGTCAATCTCGCCATTCTTGCCTTTTTTCCCAAACTTCTCAACGGCCTGTTTTACCGTATAGCAAAACTCACGCATGAACACATTCACCTGAAGGCGATTGTCCACAGCCAGCCTGTATGACCCAACAGGGAAGGGGTAAAACCTGACAACCTGATCAAAGTCTTCCTCAATAGCCATGGCGTGTGTGCCAAATCCACCAAGATCTTTATACATAATTGGGAATACTTTATAGAGATTCGACCGCAAAAACACAGAGTTCATAATTTCGCTTACTTCATGCAGCCACGTCTTGACAGCCGCATTGTCCTTAAGCTTAGAAAATGGAACACCTAGCATAAACCATCTACGTGCAGGGCTTGTTACTCCTCCCATCATTCCAGCGCCTAATGTACGAACAGCCATTGTTGCAGTTGAATCAATAATTTTGTCGTTTTTCTTTTCACCACGGCCAGAATCAGAAACATCAAACCTCAAACGCCTGGGTAGAATATTGTCTGCAATATCTTTATAGTGAGTTCTAAAGCTTGAAAATTCATTATCGAGCTGAGCCCATAGATAGTTTAGCTCACTCTTTTTTCCCTTACCGGCTCCACGCCCCTGATCTGCTACCATGTTTGATGCTTCAGGCATTTAGGCTCCAAGCTTGTTTCTTGCAAGATTTCCAGAATTTTCAAGTCCCAGAGAGCTCGTCTTAACTGTTCCAGTCTTGCCCTGCGCTAGACCAATCGCCAATCGTTTCGCATTTTGAGCCATCCTTCTTTCTCTGGTCAGCCTCTCATCTTTGGCCGCCTGAGCTTGAGCCTGTTCCTGCTGTTTCAAGAGAGCCTTCTGCCGGTCACTCATTTTTCTGGTCAGTTCATCTTGCTTTTTTCTAGCAGCACGGGCTTCAAATGCTATTATAGATCCTGGATTAGCTAGAGCAGCTGTCGGGATGATAATTGAAAGTGCCTTAGTAGGGCCTGAAAGTCTACCAGAACTCATACGTTCTCCTTTAGATACCACTTCTCTGTTTTCGCATACCCAAGTCTTTCCATGCTTGAGTCCTTGATATTGGTATCACGATGAAAACTCAGCCAAATCAAATCACAAACTGAGCCCATTTTTTCAAATTCCTTCAAGAGCAAGTATGACGCCCTTCCGCCTCTGCGCTGCTCATCAACCCACCACAACGCCTGAATCAATGTACTTATCTTAGGATTAAATATGTGGGGTGCATAATAGCCGCCAATATACCCAATAAGCTCCTCGCCCTGTTCTGCCACCAACAGCACATGATTTGTCATCATATCCACAAGGCGCTGCTCAACAAATTCCCAGCTAAATATCTCTATCTGAATTGGATATACTTTGTCGGCTTTCTCAAATCGAGTGACCAGCCAGTCCATATCCTGCAATTCAGCCCTGCGAACAGTAATCTTCACCAATATATTAGACGCAGAATTATTGAAAATTACAAGCCCTAGTCGCGTTCAGGGTCATACGGATTATAATCGGGGAGCTTTTTAGTCATTCCCATTCCACGCTTCACACGCTCCAGCATGTTCTCCATCGTGGTTTTTCCAGGCATGTCAATCTCCCAAAAAGTCATGGCCAAGGCATCAGCACGATCCGGGGATCTGCCGATTCTTTCCTTCACCTTCTCCTTGGGTTCAATGATTAACCTACCGTTTTTATGGGTATATGTGGGTTCGGTCAGCTCAGCAACAAGCTCAGGACAGTTCGGTAACGCGCCTCCCTGTTTCACCCATTCTGCCATCCTCCACCACATTTCAGATCTCTTATTGAAAAATCTATTCGTATTGGCTTTTCCTGCAAACTCAACCGGAACAGCCACATGGCCTGCTTGCCGAAATGAACTGATCACACCCGATCCCCAACCACCTGTGTTATCCACATAGATCCGGTCAGCATTGCGCTGCTCCTTCTCAATTATAAGTCTCGATGCAATCTCAGCTGGATCTCTCAGTCTCATGTTAACTGGAGGGAGAGCGACAAGTCCTTGTCTGGTGAACATGCACGTTTCGTCGTCACCCTGCAATGCAACGTCACACCCGATCCGAACCTGTGAAAAATTATATGATTCAGGACCATAGTGTCTTTCCATAGCGACTTCAACTTCTTCGGAACTGAGAAGACTATTGATCGACTGATCTGGAAATCTACCCAGAATCGCTGGCCTGATCCATGGATCGTCACGGCCATATGTATCGATTTGTTCTTGTGCCCATGCCTTATCAATTCTAGGAGATCTTTTAGGGTCATCTGGGTCGCCAGTGATTCGGATAACATACCACTTATCTCTTTCCTTCGTTGCAGCTGCATACAGAAGTCCCTGCAAACTTGTAGGGTTTCCAGCTTGCATAATCTTTTTAAATATGGCGTTTTCCTGAACCATGGCTTGCTCTGCAACTTTACCGATTCCGGCAGGGATATCACCACTCTCATCAATCTGAATCATCATGAAACGACTGTGCAACCCAGATAGTGTACGGCCCTGATCACGGACATTCGCCTTTTTATCGAATGTTCTAGCAGAAATGAACCAGTCCTTTTTGTCAGACTTGGCATAAATACGATCATCATTTTGTTCAAAATACTTAGCGAGAAACGGACTCATTTTATGAAGCTTGGCATATTCCGCCCAGAGGTTATCTTTCAAGTTTTGATTTGTAATTGAAAGAACTGCGCCCTTGGGTTTATCTATGCCGTCACCATAACAGGAAATAAAATTCCACCCACAACAAGCAAGGGTAAAACTTTTTCCAGGTCCAACACATGCCTGCATACTGATACGAATTTTATCTGGGTCCTGCGATGGGAATACATCGAATACTTCTTTTTGCCATTCATCAGGTTCAAAACCAAAGTTCTCATAAACGAATTGTGTGACGTTCCCACGCCAGTCAGTTAGTTTATTCTCTAGCTCTTTCAACCGTGCTCCTGATCTTCTTTATTTTCTTTGTGCCAAGAACATTGTAAATAGTCTTCTCAGCAACTTTCATAGTCTTAGCAGTTTCTTTTACGTCGCCACCACACTCTTTAAGCTTTTCAGAGATTCCCCACTCTTTTAATTCTTGATATGTTTTCCAGTTCATTCAGTTCCCTTTAATAGTTTTTTCTCAAGCTCTTTCCAGATCTTTGTTTCTTTTTTATCCTTACGCTTTTTCTTTGGTGCTACAAACTTTTTCTTTTTAGCTGGTGGCGCGCCTTCCAGCATTTCCTCTAATGTAAATTTTCTTTTAATTCCCATATCAATGCTCCTGCGGACATAAGGGACTCATTCTTCCCCTTGTGTTCCATAAAGTCCAAGCCCCTAATTCAGATTCACTCATTCCACCTCTACTATGACACGTATCGCATGTGACATAATAACTTTCTATATACTCACCATATATAAGTTCTGTCACACAATCTACAACAAGTAGCTCACTTGTGCAGAACGGGCACTCCTTATTTTCCAGTGTAGAGTTTTTTATCTTTCCCACCGACTATTGCTAGCTCCGAGCCTTTAAACGCAGATTTGTTGTTCCAGCCATAAATAAACCACTGTTTCCTCATGTCCCAAAGATCTTCTTGAACCTGCTCATCAATATCTTCAGGCAACTGAAATGCAGTATTGTTTCTTATAGTTTTCCACGCCAGATCAAATGTATTATTTTTTGGTTCGTTCATTTCTTTCCTTTGTTCTCCTGCTGCCTTTTCAGCCTAGCCTTGCGCGCACGCTTTCTCTGGGTCGCCTGATCTCCGCCAATGATATCCTTATCCTTAACCTTAACTTTTTTATCAATACTCGCAGTAGGCTCATCATTCAATAACTTCTTGCGTTCCTGTTCCTTCTTTTTATTTATCTCTCTTTTTTTCTTACTTTCTTTAGACTCAAATAATTTTTTAAACTTTTTTGCCAACGCAATCGTTCCGCCAGCACCTATGGCTACACCACCAGCAACATTCCCAGCATCAATCTGTTTCCTTTTTATCGCTACATTCGACATCTCTTTTATCCTCCACCTCGGCTTTATAGCTCCTGGAAATCATCGCCCTCAGATCATCATCTGCGCTGAATTCCTTTTTGTCCTTAAATATCCCGTGTTCCTGACCAAGTGTTTTAATCGCCTGGTTCTTATTCCAGAGCTTTATCTTCTTAGTATAGCCGACTAATTCCCGATTACCACCCCCAACATTCTCAAATACTTCCTTAATCTCAACGCTCTCCACTGTTTTAGCAGCACCTTCAGGCCACATATTTACAGGCAACAACTGGCCATTCTCACCAAATAAGTTCCTAAAATCACTACGACTTATCTCGCGAGTCTCCCTAGTTAATTCATCAATGATGTAACTTGCCCCCGTTTGATACGCCTTATCAGAGCGTTCCTTCCTTGCCATGTCTGCACTTAACCATTCATGGATAGTGTAAAAAGGAATGTTCAACTCTTCTGCAATTTCACTCAGAGTTCTGCCATGGCTCAAGCTATCAAGGACAGTTTCAAAAAATCCATCCTGCTTAAATAACTCATAAGCACGCTTTTCACGATCCTTTATACTTTCTAATACTTCCATCAATATAAATCCTTTAAATACCCAGGAGTCACAAATTCATCCGAAGCATGGATCTGACATGATAAACCCTCTCCTTTTGAATAGCAGAAGACTTTCTTAATGCCTTCAAACTCTTTAAATCCAATATCACATTTGACGACCCTATTACCCAGATCCGGGCTTTTTTTACAGTGTATAGAATCCTCATAGAAAAATACCTTGCTCGCATTTTCGATCACCACTTCAGGCAGACAAATATAAATTAAACATGCACAGACAATAAACCCAAATAAAATACCTTTAATAAATGATCCCTCTTCTTCACCTTCAATACGGTCCATTACTTACCTCCTCCTGGTGCTCAATAAAATGAGACTCCCTATTCAAATAAACAGGATCAGCGCTACGATAACTTACCTGCTGAAACACATACAACAACACACTGATTAATATAAAAACCCCAAAAGCTATTCTTGCATGCATTTTTCCCTCACTTGTCTAATTACCGACTTCCAAATTTTATCAACTCTTGGATGCTCTCCTGGTGGATCGCCCGGAATACTCCTCGTAAAATACTCCTTAAAATCTTCTTCTATATTTGTTTTTTTATCCAACTGCCGAAATGCTTCTTTCATATACTTACTGTGTGGGAACATTGAAATTGTCGCCATAATTCTCGCACCACTACTCACAGTCCGGTTAACATTTCTTGGAGATAACTTAATATTCCATAACTCAAATAAATCACCAAGCGTACTCCCAGAGCCGCCAAAATACCTATCAAACCAACTCGAATGATTAGGGAGCAACCAGTGACGAGGACGGAATTTCGCATAACTTCTCCAGTCGTTATAATGATCCTTAACAATTCCTGGTGATACCACAAACATTGGATACAAAATAAATTGCCACTGATCCCTATTTAACATCAACTCATCTGGATAACCTGTCATACCAACGTCACGGACTAAATTACCAGGCAAGCCATACCTGGTTCTCTTAATCATCCCTTCCATTATATTTATAACCTCTTGACTGCTAAAACCATACGGATGGTGTCTCAACAAAATTCCTAGATATGCTAAACCCGTAACATACGGACAATCAGGAAATGGGCCTTCATGCTTTTCATGCTTCTTATCCCAATGATGAATCCAGCCATCTTTTGTAAACCTGAATAAGTCAAACGGATCGTCTGTGTATTCGGTCACCGTTTCACCTCTACATATTCTTGCTTATACTCAACACCTATTTCTTCAATATCTTCTACCTTGATTATTTTTTCTTTAAACCTTGGTTCGATTTCAGGTTCGTACACTTCATACCTTGGCCTCTCCAGTTCAAGCTTTACAAACTTGGGATTCTTGCTCAGCTGATACATTAAATCTGTACCCTGCCTCTCATCTGCATTATAGGCGTACATCCTACTTTCATCTTTCGTCTTCACACAGTAAAACCTAGTTACCCTTTTCTCATACAGCTGTTCTTTTTCGCTCACCTCGACCTCACTTCTATAATCTCTGCTTCTCTACTAATAACCAAAATCTCTGGCTCCTTAAGTAACCCACAACTACTAGGAACTTTTTTTAAGTTCACTATACTGCTAGGCTTAATGTGCATACAATAGTATTCATCAGCACCCATGGATTTGCTTTTACGAGCAAGTGGGCACTCACGACAATTATTTACCTGGATCACCTCGGCCTCCATTCTATCGCCCAACAAACCTGGCACTCATACGCGTCCACTCCGGGTTCGCTCAGCGCATTACTCCACCTTATAAGCATCGAATTACATTTTCCGCAACACACCTGCTCTATCTGTTTATTTTCCATGTGTAAATATT